GATTTGATAGGATAGTAGCTGAGTACACAGGAAGACCATCTTTAGCTGTTACGTTCTACGAACAAGTAAGAAGATTATTAAGATATTATGGAAATGCTAGTTGTTTATATGAAAATGAAAAGCAACATATCAAAGAACATTTCAAAAATATGCACTCTATAGATTTGTTAGCTTTTACTCCTGGAGTTCTTAAAGCAAACGAAACATCTAAGACTGCGAGAGTTAGAGTTTATGGGCAACACATGAGTGTTCAGATTAAACGTGAGTGTGAAATTTACACAAGAGAATGGTTACTTACACCAATAGGTGATGGAAAATTGCAATTACATACAATAAAATCCATACCTTTGTTAGAAGAGTTAATTGCTTATAATGAGACAGGTAACTTTGATAGAGTAATAGCATTAATGTTAGTTGTAATCCAACTGATACAAATGCGTAACATAGTGATTGAGGAAGTAGATGCTATCAAAGAAGAGGAGGAAGAGCCTGACTTCTTCGCTAGAAAACTATTTCAAACTAATATGAGACGATAATAATTATATGGAAAATAATATTCAATTAGAGCAAACTTCAAATGCTATGCCACCTCAGCATATTAAGTCTTCTCTTAAAGGTGCATCATGGGGTAGAAATTGTGTGAATGCAATTAAAGGTATGTCTTCTGGTGTAGACGAGATGGGTCGAAGTACCCGCGAAAACAAGGAAGAGAATTACGATTTAATTAATTCCAGGTTCAAGGAGGAAAACTTTGAACACGTATTAAATCCTTATGGGATTGATTTAGGTAAGTATGGTGGGTCAGCCACTCAGATGCAGAACTATAATATAATTAGATCTAGGTTAGAGACTCTTCGAGGTGAAGAGATGAACTCTCCCCTGGATTTCTTCGTTTATGCAATTACTGGGGAAGCTGTATCAGCTAAGAAGCAAAAGCGTAAAGAGGTTCTTAAGGATCTTATGAAGGCTAGTATTCGTATGGAGTTTCAGTTAGATGATGCTATCACTGCTTTAGAAGAGCAGATGAGTCAGCTTCAACAACAAATGCAAGGTGCCCAGGATCAACAGCAGATGCAAGAGATGCAAGGACAGATGCAAGAACTTACTCAACAAAGAAATAACATGCCTGATATCCAAGCAGAGATGAAAGCATTCAACTCTAAATACGCGGATCCAACAGAGCAAACTAATAATAAAATATTAAAATTCCTGAAACGTAATGATCAACTAGCACTTAAGTTTAACTTAGGGTGGTTGCATGCGTTAGCTTCTGCAGAAGAAGTATACTATACAGGGATTGTAAGAGGTCATCCTTCTTGTAGAGTTGTAAATCCTTTACAGCTAGACTACGATAAAGGTGCTAATACTACTTTCATACACGAGGGAAACTGGGTGCGCGAAGAGTACTGGTTACCTATCGGTGAAGTTATAGCACAGTTCGGTGACGTTCTTACAGATTCACAAGTTAAACAGATATCTTCTGGTAGAGCAGGTCACGCATTCACCCAGGGTGGTATGCAACAAGGATTTGTTTACTCATACGATGGAGGCCAAAAGCGTTCTCAATTTGTAAATGGAGTAGGTACGCACGTATACGTTATGCAGTGTGCTTGGAGATCTTTTTCTAAGGTAGGTATGCTTTCATATCCGGACCCTAGAACAGGTCAAATGACCATGGTGGAAGTAGACGATACCTTTAAGATGCCGGCAGAACTAGAAGCTACCGGAGCAACTATACGATGGGAGTGGGACACCGACATCTGGGAAGGAACTCTGATAGGTAATGATATCTATGTAAACGTAAGAGCTAAAAACAATCAAACTAAAAATTTACCTTATGTAGGGTATGTTTATAACAACGTAAATTCAGTAGCTACCTCTATGGTAGACTTAGTTAAAGCTCACCAATATACATACATCATTGTATGGTGGAGATTAGAACAGGAACTAGCCAAAGCTAAAGGACGTAAGTTCATAATGGATATGGCCCAGTTACCTAAGTCTATGGGATGGGATGTTGACAAGTGGTTATACTACTTTGAAAACCTAGGTGTAGTTTGGATCAATTCAAAAGAAGAAGGTAGAAAAGGGGACCCAACTAGTGTGTCTCAGTTCAACCAGTTCCAAAGTATTGATATGACTCTATCTCAGGTAGTTGGACAGTACATGTCAGTTATTGAAAAGTTAGAAGCATTAGTAGAAGACATCATGGGTGTATCTCCTCAACGTATGGGTGGGATCAAAGCTTCTGAAACTGCTACAGGTGCACAAACAGCTATAGCACGATCTACTAACGTAACTAAGCCATGGTTCTATTTCCATGATCTAGTTAAAGAGGCTGTTCTTACAGAGATGTTAGAACTTGCTAAGATTGCATATATAGACGGACGTGAACTAGAATTAGTTCTTGATGAGCTTGAAGTAGAGACTCTTAAGATTGATGGTAACAAATTGAATGGCTCACAGATGGGTGTATTCGTTACTAACTCTTATGAAGACAAACAGAAGAGAGAGAAAATGGAGCAGCTTATTACTTCTGCTGTACAGCAAGGTAAAGCATCACTATTAGATGTTGCTAATGTTCTTGATTCTGACTCTATGTCTTATGCTAAGTCTAAACTTGAAGAAGGTGAAACTAAAGCACAAGAAGCAGCACAAGCTTCAGAACAAGCTGCATCAGATGCTCAAGAGAGAATGGCTCAAGGTCAACGTCAGGAAAGAGATGTGGATAGAGCACAAGATCTACAGATTGCTCGTGAGAATAACGAGACTCAGCTTACTATGAAGAAAATGGATATCACCAAAGATATAATGGGAGCTACACAAGAAGTGGAAGACATTGTAGCTATGGCAGGTGTTGCAAGAGCTGATGATGCTTTAGAACTTGAGAAAGAGAAAGAAAATGCTCGTGCAGCTGAGAAGCAACGCGAGTTAGATATTAAAGATAAAGAAGTAAAGATTAAATCACAAATACCAAAGAGCAATGGAGCTAAAAAGTAAAGTTAGTGGAGCATAAAGGTAAAATGGATGATGACAAAGATTAATCGTAATAACCTATAAATCAATACGGTAGAAATAAAGTGAAATATTTCTCATAACAAAAATTGTTATGATACATAATTTTATAGTATCTTTACCACAACAACAAAAATGTTATGACAAAATTTTCAAGTATTTGGGGTGATCTAGACGTAGGGAAAGTAGATCAAGCTCCAGCAGGTGACGAAAGGAAACCTGACAAAGATGCCCCTGAGGACACTAAAGCAAAACTTGCGGCAGATGAAGAAGAAGAAGAAGAATCTAAATCAAAGCCGGACGTTGAACCAGATGTTGACACACCTGGTAATAGTAATGTTGCTAAGGAAGAGGAGAAAGAAAAAGCTGATGATGAAAAGGAAGTTCTTGAATTTACTGAAGACGATGTAAGCAAAGCTTACACAATGCTAGAAGACGAAGGAGTCTTAGAGCTAACTGAAGACGACGAGTTTGAACAAACCGCAGCAGGTTTAGGAGACGCAGTTGCCGCTACAGTTAGGAATAAGTTAGCTGCAGAGATAGCAGCAATTCCTCCAGCAGTACAACAGTTCTACGCGCATGTAATGGAGGGGAATGATCCTAGTACATTTAAAGCAGAACAGAACTTAACCTGGGCAGAAGTTGATTCTACTGATGAAGAAGTTCAAAAAGCTGGGTTAAAGCAAATGTACTTAGCTCAAGGAATGACAGCAGAAGAAGCTACAGAGGAAGTTGACGATGTAGTTGCAGCAGGAAAGCTAGAGAAAAAATCTGGTATAGCTATTGCGACTCTTATCAAACAAGACAATAAGAACGCTGAAGCTAGAGAAGCTGCTAAACTTGAAGAAGAAAAGTTAGTTGCTGAAAAGCGGAAGGAAGAAGTTCTAGGAATAGAAAAAACTATCGATGATGCTGACGAGTACGCTGGCTTTAAACTAGACGATAAGAAGAAGAAAGAGTTTAAAGATTACCTTTTTAAAGTTAATCCAAGAACTGGAAAAACTCAGATGCAAGAGAACATGGCAAATGAGGATAGACGTTTAACAGTTGCGTTCTTAGACTACGTTAACTACTCAAAAGCAGATCTTGAGAAAGATGTTGCAGACAAGTTAACTAGAAACAGAGCTAAAAAATTAACTCGTTATTCAGATAAAAATATTGGTAATACCAATAGCAGTAAGAGTGTTACTACCAAAGTAAATAAGAATGGTGGTAAAGTAAAATTCCCAACAATATTTGGGGCCCAAAATATAGAAGTCGAGGACTAAAATAATTCCTCTAAATTTAATAAATAATTATGTTTCAATCAGATGTATCACCTTTACAATTGCACAAATTACGTGCACTTCCATCTGGTATGACAGAATCAGACCACCTTTCTCAGGCTTACTTAACTGAGCCAGAAAGAATGGACGCTGTTCTTGCATACGCATTTGGTACGCAAAACGAAACCGTTCTTTCAATGTTGACAGGCGGTATCGGTAACACACGTTTCGTTTCTAATCGCGAGTATACTTGGGATTTACACGGACAAACTGAAAGAGCTGTTGTAGTGACAGGACCTTTACAAGCAGGTAATGCTGGTGCAGGTGGTGTTTCTTTCAGATTTAAAATGGAAGAAGGGATCTTCCAAATCTCGGATAACTTAGTTTCAGATAATGGAACAATGTTACGAGTTTCTAATGTTACTTCAAACGGTATAGATTATATCTACACTGCTGTTTTAACAGACCCAGATCCAAAAAAATTCATTGATGCAGATCAATTATTAAACGGTGCTAGAATGTCGAAAGATTTCTCTACTGTTGAAGAGTTCTCTGATAAAGGTGGCGGAACAGATTTCGTTGCTCCAATGACTTTAAAGAATCAATTAACTACTTTACGTAAGCACTACGCGGTTTCAAGATCGGCAGCTACTGACGTTATGGTAATTGAATTGTTCTCTGAAGATGGACAGTCTACTAAAATGTGGACTAAATTAGCAGAATGGACTGCTATGGCACAATGGTACAAAGAAATAGATCGTTCTTTTATCTACACAATTTATAACAAAGACCCTCAAGGTCAAGTTAGATTGCAAGGTAAAAACCAACGTCCTGTTTATCATGGAGCTGGTGTGAGACAACAAATCTCTCCTGCTAACAGATTGTACTACTCTAAATTAACGTATGATGTTATTGATGAGTTCTTATTAGACTTATCGTACAATGCATCTCGTTGGGGTGGAGACTACAACTTTGTAGCCTTAACCGGAAAAATGGGTGTTAGAGAATTCAACCGTGCAGTATTAGAGCGTCAAAAAGACCTTGGTATTACTGTAACTAACTCAGGAACCTTTATTACAGGTACTGGAGACAACTTAACTTTAACTGGACACTTCAAAAGTGTTGAGTTCTTGAATGGTGTTTCTTTAACTGTAAAAGAATTTTCTCCTTATGATGATAAGACTCGTAACAGAACCTTACATCCTGTGAGCAAAAAACCAATTGAATCATATAGATTCACAATTCTTAACTTCGGAACTGTTAAAGGTAAAGCCAATATCAGAAAAGTAGCTAAGAAGAACTCTGAAAACGCAATGTGGTATGTTGCTGGATCTACAACTCCATTTGGAGAAGTTGCCAACTCTGTATCAGTGATGCGTTCTAACGGCTTAGATGGTTATGAAGTACATATGCTTGCGGAAGTAGGTATCCAACTTCAAGACCCAACTAGTTGTGGTGAAATGATCTTACGTTTAAACTAAGCGTATAAAGACATTTGTCTGAGAGTAGAAATACTCTTATCTTTGTTGTTGTTAGGGGGGTTAGTCACCCCCTTAAACAACAAATTTTTAACAACAAACAACAAAAACGACATATAATATTATGAACAAGATTTTAAGTTTAGACGGCCTGAACAGGAATGTTAAAGTAAATTTTAAACAAGTCCACGCGGATCCGTTAATAAAAATGAAAAAGTATGTTGACGCATACACTGGTATAGGACCAGGGCTAGATAAGAATGGCTTTCCTGTAACCGGTTTAACTGAGGATTTCTTAGAACCTAAAGTAGGTAACAAGATTCCAAAGAAAGTTCAAGGAACACGAAGAGCAATGGAAATCGAATTAGATATGCCAGAGAACTCTTTAAAACAAACATCAGCCTTTTGGCACAATTACTTTGTCCGTATAGGAAAAGAATCTTTAGAGTTAGACCTTACAAATGGGCATGACTTATTAAAGTACTTAGTAGTTAAAGCTCAATCAATTGTAGCTGATGGATTAACTCACATTCTGGATCACTCTTCAATAGAGTATGTATTGTATTCTGAGGATCAAGAAGCTGAGCAAAGAATTAAAGGTAGAAGAAGTTTAAAAGATGCTTACAATTTAGCAGAGAAATTAGACTTAGAAACTAAAATGAATATTTTAGCTACTTATGGAGAGATTACAGATGCAACGAATGTTAACTCTATCATTGACAAGATTGATGAGAAAATAGAGGAAAATCCTGCATTGTTCTTGAAGAGAGCTAATGACGATTTCTTAGTAGTGAAATCACTTATAACCAATGCGTTGGATAAAGGTATTTTACTTATGGAAGATGGAGCTATTTACCATGGAGAAGTGGTAGTAGGACATACTAAAGATTTAGCTGCTAGCGCAATTGCTGAAGACAAAACTTTAGAAGCTATCATAAAAGCTAAGTTATCAGGAGATATGGACCTTATCAAAAAGGCTTTAACTACAAAATAATAAAGTATGACAGCAGAAGTTTTTGTAACACATGTTCAGGTAAAACTCAATAGACTCGACACTAATGCGTATGAGGATGTTAGGCCTGAAGAAGTTATATTCTTTGCTAATGATGCACTAAAATTATTAACCCTGGGTCTCGATCTAGGGTTATATTCACAAATAGTGAACAAGCCTGCTATAATGGTTTACATGGCAGACTTGATTAAGATACAACCAGAACTTGCACTAACCGATAATAAAGTCGCATTACCTGCAAGTGTTCTTAGATTAAAAGGACTTGAAGCCTTCGTAGTAATAGGAAGTGAGTCAGGTTGGATGGATACAAGAGCACAGAACAATGAGAATAACCCGGATAGAGAATCTAATACATTCTTAAAATCCTACCCAGATACTCCTAATTATAGGTTGATAGATGGGGATATTAAATTTGAGACCCAAGATAATTGGAACTGTACTAAAGTACGATACGATTACCTTGCAGTACCAACCGAGATA